ACGAGAAGAAGCAATCTAGGCGGGAGAAGTTCGAACAGACTCAGTGAATGGATATGGTGCGGACACTGGTAGTAACCGCCTAGGAGGATAGATGGACTACCCCGCACCAAGTCCCAAGTACCTGGGGCCACCCGCTCATTGGTCTGAGGGTGCCAATAAGCCGATCCGTAGAGTTGTCATTCACTCTACGGTCTCTCCTTGTGAGCCCGGAGGAGCTGAGCAGATTGCTGCATATTTCCGTTCACAGTCTGCTGGAGGTAGTGCGCACTACGTGGTGGACCCGGAGAACACCGTTCAAGCCGCCTACGACTCTGTGATCTGCTGGCACGCCCCACCGAATCAGAACAGTCTAGGTATCGAGATGTGCGATACCCCCGGTCCTGTTCCCACAGCAGATGTGGGCAGCACTACGTGGAAGAAGCTCAAGGCGAGCTGGCGATGGACCAAGCCCAACCAGCAGAAGATGCTGAAGCGTACTGCTCGCCTCACGGCGAAGCTCTGTTTGGCTTACAACCTTCCGCCGTACTTTGTGACGGCTAAAGATCTCAAGCGCGGGGTACGGGGTGTTACCACTCACGCAGAAGTATCCAAAGCTTGGGGTCAAAGTACTCACTGGGACCCTGGGTTCTGGCCACGGACAGCGTTCATGCTGATGGTCCGGTCTGAGGTCAAGAGACTGAAGAGGAAGCACAATGCCTAACCACAAGAAGGTATCCGAAGGGGTAGCTCGTCCGGTGCGCACCGGCGTCCAGGGAGGCACCGGCCTCATCCTGGCCCAGTTCATTGACGCCTGGATCTACAACATGAACGACACGCAGTTCGGCACGCTCGTGGCCATATTGACGGTTGTACTCAGCGCAGCTCAGACCTTTGTCGAGGATTACACCGGCAAGGGCATCCTGCGCGCGATTCCACCGAAGGAGGTGCCTGTTGTGGATAGGGATGAACGTGGCGTCTGGCAAAGCAGCCCGATTGTTTGGGTGCTGGCAGTAGTCGGAATCGTACTGCTTGTGCTTTTGCTTGCTGGAGGACTCGACCTCGGTCGGTAAATAGACGTGGTGGGGAGGGAGATCCCCGTCTGCCCTCCCCATCACCTACACAGGAGAAGAATATGAGAAGCGTGCAGGTAGTGGGGCGGTTTGTAGATTCCGATGGGTTGCCGCTCAAGGGACGGGTCAAGTTCTCTCCCAGTCGGCTGTGGGTGACCGAGGAAGAAGTTGCGTGGGCGACTCTGCACGCTGATGAAGAGCTGGTCGAAGGTCGGTTCGCAGTCGAGCTGACTCCCACCCACGGACATGATGACTTTGCTTGGCACTACACGCTGGACTGTCCAGCAGGCCGATGGACCATTCGAGGTATCCCGGATACCAAAGACGTGATCTTTCTGGCCGACTTCCTTCCGGCTAGGTTTAGTAAGTGACGATTGCCCTTGAACGGGGACCGAAGAACGAGGAAGAGCTTTGGTACCTGACACAGGCTCTCTGGGGACACCGCATCCCCAGGACGAAGGTATGCCCGGACCACGATGCGCCCTTCGACGCATTCGCGACGGCGTACTTCAGCCGAGAGCCGCAGATCCTGATCCATGGCTCCCGTGGACTTGCAGGCAAGTCGAGAACCCTGAGCATCCTTGGTTTGACGAAGGCTGCAATTATGGGGGCCGATGTGAACATCCTGGGTGGCTCTCTGAACCAGTCGAACAACATCCACCAGACGATGCGAGACGCCTGGGATTCTGAACACGCTCCTCGGTACCTCGTACAAGACGACAGCATGACCCTGATCAAGCTGCGCAACGGTGCCAAGATCCGCCCTCTGACCGCTTCTCAGAAGACCGTCCGTGGTCCTCACCCTCCGTTCCTTCTCCTGGACGAGATCGATGAGATGGACCAGTTGATCCTGGACGCTGCTCTCGGTCAGCCCATGGAGCAGAAGAACTGGCGTGGTGAGTGGATCAAGCCCAACACCACCATGTCCTCCACCTGGCAGTACGCGGACAAGACCTTCGCGGAGATGTACCGGCGTCACCAGGAAGAGGAGATGCCGATCTTCACCTGGTGCTACCGGGAGACCTCCAACCCTGTGGATGGATGGCTACGCCCAGAGTTCATCGAGGAGAAGAAGCGGCAGATCCCTGCCGAGATGTGGAGAGTTGAGTATGAGCTTGGTGAGCCGTCTATCGGCAACCGTGCGTTCGATTCTGAGAAGGTCGAGGAGACATTCTCTTACCCAGCGCCGACCGAGGAGACGACTGTAAAGAAGGCCAAGGACTTCGAGCAGTACCGCTTCGAGGAGTACAAGATCGATCAGGACTACGTGATCGCGGCTGACTGGGCCAAGGAGCAGGACTTCACCGTGATCACGGTTTGGAAGTGTACGAGGCTTCCGATGGAGATGGTCTACTGCGTGAGGATGCGTCGGCGTCCCTACCCGGTGATGATCGAGTACTTCAACCGGATCATGCGGAAGTACAACGCCGAGGCGATCCACGATGGAACTGGTCTGGGCAACGTGGTCCAGGACTACCTGGACGTACGCGCACGAGGCTTCCTGATGACCGGTGCCAAGCGCGACAACATGCTTACGGAGTATGTGAACGCGGTGGAGAACGACAAGGTTCGGGCTCCTCGAATTGAGACCGTATACAAGGCACACCTGTACTGCTCGGTCGATGACCTCTACTCTCGGTCTAAGGAATTCCACCTTCCGGATGAGGTCTGTTCTGCTGCTCTCGCCTGGAATCTGGTGAGTAAACGAGCCATCGCTGTTGAGCCAGTGGTCCTCCCGAACAACCAGGACCCGAACTGGATGGCGAAGGAGATGGAGACGAACCGGAACAATGACCGGAAGTCGGAGTGGACCATCGGACAGGTCCATAAGAAATCAGACGAATTCGATGAATACTCGCTCATGGTCTGATCTGGAACATGTGATGGAGTGCGTAAGCTGCGGGCATATCTTTGATCCGATTTCTACCCGGTGGCTTTGCCCTGAGTGCAAAACGAAGAACTCCTGCTGTGAGGGAGCCCCTCAGTAGGCTGGCACCGAACAGGAGACTATAGGTATGACCACCACTCGTCCTGATCGGGATGTCACGTTCTACGACGACGTTCCTGAAGCCGGTGAGGTCCAGCAAGTCGATCCCATGATCGAGCTGGGCGTCACTGGTCTTAAGCGAGCCGGTGGCATTGTCGATGAGGAGTTTCTCCCTGCACTCCGGGGTCGGAAGGCCATCCAGGTCTTCAAGGAGATGTCGCAGAACGACTCCATCGTGGGTGCTCTGCTCTTCGCCATCGACAAGCTCGTACGCGAGATCGAATGGAAGGTAGTCCCCGCAGACCAGACCGATGAGTCTGTGAAGGCCCAGGAGTTCCTGGAGTCCTGTCTGGACGATATGTCCCACTCCTGGGATGACTTCATCGGTGAGGTTCTCTCCATGATCACCTACGGCTGGTCATGGCACGAGATTGTCTACAAGCGTCGGATCGGACCCTGGGAGAAGGACGGGTCGAAGCGATCCAAGCACGACGATGGACTGATCGGATGGCGGAAGATGCCCATCCGTTCTCAGGAGACCTGGCTCCGTTGGGTCTTCGATGACACTGGCGGGATCAAGGCTCTGGTCCAGCTCGCTCCTCCGCACTACAAGACCGCTGTTATCCCGATTGAGAAGAGCCTGCTCTTCCGTACCAACCTGTCCAAGGGCAACCCCGAAGGTATGTCCCTGCTCCGTACTGCCTATCGATCTTGGTACTTCAAGAAGCGCTTGGAGGAGTTCGAGGCTATCGGTATCGAGCGAGATCTGGCTGGTATGCCGGTGGCTCGGGTTCCTGCTGACTACTTGAACGCCCCCAAGGGTTCAAAGCAGCAGAAGACGGTCGAAGCCTTCAAGCGCATGGTTCGGGGTGTGCGACGGGATGAGAACGAAGGTTTGGTTCTCCCTGCTCAGTACGACCAGGAGACCAAGCAACCCCTCTTCGACTTTGAACTGATGAACTCCGGTGGCTCTCGCCAGTTCGACACCACGGGCATCATCCAGCGGTACGAGCAGCGGATTCTGATGTCTGTGCTGGCTGACTTCATTCTGGTCGGTCACGAGGGTGTCGGTTCCTACTCCATGCACACAGACAAGAGCGGCATCTTCCGGGCCGCTCTCAACGCCATCGTGAAGACCATCGCTGACACCTTGAACCGTCACGCTGTGCCTCGACTGTTCGAGGTCAATGGGTGGAAGATGGATGAGCTGCCCAAGTTCGAACCTACGAACGTTGACCCGCCTGACCTGCAGCAGCTCGCTGCGTTTATCTCCTCTACCGCTGGTGCCGGTATGCAGTGGTTCCCGGACCCGGAGCTGGAGAAGTTCGTCCGAGACATCGCTCGCCTGCCTGAGATGACCGACGAGACGGTCGAGTTCAAGCGCGAGATGCTGATGCAGGAGCAGGCGATGACCTACGCCGAGGGCCAGATGGGTCTGCTGGGGATGAAGCAGAAGGCTGAGATGACGGCTGAGGGTTACTCACCTGAACAGGCTCAGATGGCTTCCGAACTCCAGACTCCGGAGATGACTCATGCCCAGGGTCAGATGGAGATGGACAGTCAGGCTGCCCAGATGCAGCACCCGGCGTACCAGGCGCAGCGGGAAGAGGAGATGCAGTCTCAGCAGATGCAGGCTGAGATGAAGAACCAGCCCGCTCCTGAAGACCCGAACGAGGAGAAGCGCTTCCTCCGTGACAAGGAGAAGATGGCGCTTCAGGGCAAGGACGAAGACAATAGGTTCCGCAGGGAGAAGGAGAAGATGACCCTGCAGGACAAGGTTGACGAGAAGAAGCACAAGCGCCAGATGGAGCTGCTCCGTAGGCAGCCCCAGCAGAAGCCGAAGGGGAAGAAATGATCAACGATGGCCTCGATGACTGGATTGGTCGAAACTACGATGAGGACGAGGCCAAGAAGGTCCAGCCCCGATACGTGCGGAACGAGAAGGGTCAGTTCCTGAGCAATCGACCCGCTTCTCCCTTTGGTGTACCGAGGGATATAACCAATGCTGAGTTCGGGAAGCGTAAGAAGGACCCCACCCGAGACAACAAGAGCTTTGGTTCGGCTAAGAAGACTGCTGCCGTGGTCGGAGGTGGCGCTGCTCTCCTTCTTGGTCGTCAGCGTGCGAACGCAGTTGGGGCAAACGTGGGGATGCGAATGCTCAATCGTTCTAGCTGGTCTGCTGCTCGGGCTTCTAAGATGCCGCAGGGCAAGCTGCGTCGGGCTCGGTTCAAGTACTCAGGCAAGCTCCTCGACGCGGCGAACAAGGGTCCTGTGGGCAACCACGACGTTCGTGAGTGGACTGGCCGAGCTTTGGTTGGCGGTGCTGCTGGTAGTGCTGCTGGTGGTGCGGTGTACACAAGGCGCAAGTTGACTCCGCAGACCCCGCAGCCGAAGAGTCGTAGGAAGGTCACTGGCTGATGACGATCACCCCTATTCGGAAGTCCGAGAAGGCTCCGATCATCAAGTCGAGCGACCCCTACTTCAACCACGAGGCTGCTCAGAAGGCAGCCAATCTGGTCATGAAGATGGACCTGGAGGAAGCCAGGATCTTCACCACGATGGTGGTCGCGGATCTTCTGGACCAGGACATCATCAAGAACCGTCGTGCTCTCCAGGGGCATCTGAACAAGGTCTGCAAGCGTCAGATCGAACAGGTTCGGAAGGCTCTGGTTTCTACGGCTATCTCTAAGTCCGTGGACGCCGATCAGGTGTTCAAGTACGCCGAGGCTTTGGCACAGATCGAGAAGGCGTACCAGAACCCCTATCAGTCTGGTCGGTATCACTTCGAGGAGTCTGACTTCCGTCGTGACCCTCGTACTGGTCGGTTCCAGACCAAGGTCAATGTCAACCCCAAGGCCAAGCCGATGGGGAAGGGTCAGGCTGCTTCTCTGGGGATCAAGGTCGATGGCTCTAACTACAAGGGGCTGACTACTGAAGAGAAGAGCCAGTACCAGCAGGAGTACACCCAGATTGCGAACTTCCTGAACGCTGTTGCTGCCAGTGGATCTCTGGGAGACAGTGATTTCCGCCTGATGGTGGAGGACAAGCAGGGCCAGAAGTACTACAAGCAGTTCTCTGGTCGCCCCGTGCTGGATGTGAAGAACGAAAAGGTCATCGGGGTGGAGGCCAAGCCCAGCTTTGACACGCTCACTGCTGGTGGTGCTGCCTTCGGTCTCGCTGGTGCTCTGGGTCGGAGCATGACGGCTGATCAGGCTCGTCACATCGACAACAGCATCCACGCCTTCGGTGGTCCTAATCAGTTTGCTGACACCTGGACTAAGGAGATCAACTCCAACTCCTCGAACGCCCGTTTGTACAACCGAGTGCAGGCTGGTTCTCAGTTCGTTGGACGGGTAGCGCCCAAGGGCTCGCAC